CTCTCTGTTGGTGCGCCTGCTGATTCAGCCAGCGCGTGAATATCTCCCCAATCCATATCGTGCCATTCTTCGTTAGACGAAGGTAGGCCCACGACATCAATTTCGGTGCCGTCTCCGGCTTTCTCAATGACTCCGCTTCGGTCTCCTCTTAGAGGGTCGCCCCAAACATCATCAACTGATGGTGAGTTCATGCGCACGAATCCAGCGCGCTTGAGTAGTGTGTCGGGATTGCGCATATCAGCACGCATAGCGCTCATTTGCGAATCCATAGTTTCCATTTTGGTTATTAGCGCGTTCATGAGTCGCATGACCGCGTTATCTTCGTCTCTCTCATCTGTCATATTGGTCCCCCCGTCATATCGTGAAGGTCAGTAGACGGGTCTTCGTCTTCTCCGCCGCCTTCCATCAATTCGCGGACTTCTCCCTGTAATTGACTTATTTTACCATCCAATATCCTTCCCGAATCAAAACCCTGTCGCAAAAGTTCATCGGTAAGGTCGTAACAGCGGTTAAGACATTTGGTAAGGTCTTTGAGCATCGCTCTCTCTAATTCGGAGCCTTCTAACGGGCCTTCGGGGCCTTCTGCTTCGGGTGGAGCATCGTCCATCCCTTGTTTGAGAATCATTGGATTAGTAGCAGACTGTCGCGCCGAATGCCCAACAAATGTAGTATGGGGCACAGCGCTCGCTTCACCACCGGCAACCTTTCTCACGGTATCACAGCCTTTGTCCGGGTGAGCGGTGAGGCTTCATGATACCACCAATGCGGGAAGGCATGATTGTACCTTTCAGTAATTTACCTCTGTCGCCCACATCAATTACTTGCTCAGTTTCGTTAAATTGGCGTACGGGCGCTCCGCCCGCGAAAACATCGTTAGGGCCGGTAGGCGCGTTTTCCTTGAATGTGGATTTGTAAATACTTGTCACATCATCAGCGAGATAATCGCTGGTTCTGTTAATACTACGCAAAAACTGTTGCGCGCTCACTAAATCTTCGTTCTGTAGTGCTTCTTTCACGGCCGCTAAATCGGTTTCTAATTTGCGCACCATTGGGTCAATCTTGAGTATCGCGTCTGCTGACATCAACACACCCCACGCGCCTTAATATATTGAACCTATCGCTTGAAACCGCTTTGTTTCTGCTTCCCGTTCACGCCAGCATGAGCGTCACTAATTGAATCAAGTGCCTGCTCAATCGCCGATTTTTCGGAGCCGCGCTGCTTTTTCTTACCACCTGTCGGGTGACCTGTGAGACCTTGCACCTCTTCAACGGGGGACGGACCTCTGTCGCGCAAACCTTGCGATTCACCGAGGCCGGCCATAGGCTGCCCCGTTCGGATAGGCATACCACCTTGAGCGGGCATCCCGCCGGGTGGCATCCCGCCGGGTGGCATCCCGCCGGGTGGCATTCCTCCGGGTGGCATTCCGCCTTGAGCGGGCATAGGCATTCCGGGTCTCATGCCCGCTTGTTGTGGGTGGACACCGGGTCTCATTCCACCACCCATCGGCATTCCGCCGGGCATCGGCATACCACCGGGCATACCACCGGGCATACCACCACCGCCCATCGGCGGTGCTCCACCGGGCGGTGCTCCGCCCATTTGGTCTTCGGGTTTCTTGTAAATGAATCTAATATCACGCGCCGCGTCTTCCTTAAGTTCCGGCTGGAACCCAAGTTGGGTCATGCGCTGAGCGACATTGACTTCCATCTCATCGCGGCGTAATCGGGTAACATCATCTTCCTCTTCGTTTGGATAAAGCGTGACTTTCCAATCGGTAACACCCATTTCCGTTAGCATACGAGGGAACAAACCATCTTCGCGAGTATAGATTTTCTGACCCGATTCAACGGCGCGGTTAGTAACGAGAATCTGCATCCCTTCGTTATTCAGACCGCCACCCTTGCCTGTATCCATCATGAATATATTGGACACGCCGTAAAATGACGCGATACGGGTACGGATTTCGTCTCTGACTTGGGCGTACTGCATTTCGTCCATGCTGTCCATGAACCGAACAAACTCAACTTTACCGCGACCGGACGCTGATTCAATACCGACCTTCGGGATATAGTGAGGGTCACGCTCCATTTTCTCTTCCGCGCCTTTCCAAAATGAGGCAGTGGATTGGATATTGTCGGTAGTAATAGCAAGAACACCGCGAGGGATTCTGCGCTTTGAGTAAGCGAGATACATGTAATTGTCCATAGCAGCGAGCGTCATAGCCTGTCTCCACATAGTAGCCACAGGCGAGCGACCGTACAACTTGGACGGATTGAACTTGGAAATGTGCATTACTTCACCCTCAATGTAATACTGCGTCTTACCGGCACCAGCCGAATTGACGAAATGAACATCTTGGAGCGGCAGACCGCACATTTCACAGTCTTCGTGGTCGCCGGTATGCGGGTAAGTTTTGTCTCTGTGTTCAGCACGAATACACACAAGCCACCGCCCACCACGCACCCCAGCCTTGTCAGCCACGAGTCGCATGAAAGTAGGGTCAGCGCGCATCATATTTTTTACACGAAAAAACTCAATATCGCTGGACTTTTCATCTACGAAGTATTCTTTTTGTAATACAAGAAACGCATCATCAACGATATTCAAATCCCATTCAATTTCGCGCATAACATCAAAGAATGATTGGTCTTGGTTGTTGCGTTGCTTGAGCATCCACTTAGGATAGATGACTTGGTCTATATCGGGGTCTTCTGTCTCGCCCCCGCATAAATCGCATTCCAAAGTGTTGTGTTGGTACTCCTCTTCGCACTCGGTGCATTTCTTGTGGAACTTGCGTTCCCAGTAATACCCGCGCCGGAATATCTCTTGGGTGAGCGTATTGATTGTAGTTCGTAGGATGATTGACTCTTGTACGGTAGCGTATAGCGCAGGGATTGTAACACCTTGTACGAGCACCGGCTCTTGGATACCCGCTTTCCAAAGCGGCATCATCGGTTCGGGCGTGGATGACCTGCGGAACGGTTTAGAGAGAGCAGAAAGGAACCGCCCTATTCGTGTTTTCTCTTCTGCTTCCTCAGCCATCGTTTTCGCCTCCCAATAATCCTTGAACCAATTTCATCGCCTCTTTCATACCGTGCTCATGACTGTCGTCTTGCGGCCCGTCATATTCGGTGCCGGGGTCGTCATCAACGGGTGACTCGTCCGACCCACCCTTTTTTGGTTTTATGGTGATGCGCATGACTGCGATTCCCTTTGGCTTCGGCATCACAATTCCCCCGCTAAACGCTCGGCCTCAATACCAAGTTGTATCAATTCGGGGTCTCGTGCGGCCCATTTTTCCACAGTCTCCACTCCTACGCCCCATTCAGCGAGTAGGTCATCGGCCTTTGTGTCTTTCCAATTCTCCCATTTCACGACTCGTTGCAGTTCTGTCTTTCTCGCTTTGGCGACAGACTCGCGTCCGAGGTTTAAGAGTTCCAGCACGGCACGGGCCTGTTCCTTTTTCAGCCGCAGGTGGGGTTGAACCCCTTTCAGCAACTTGGCAATATCAGCCTTTGAATAGAATTGGAGACGGTGCTGCGACCGCTTACTGGTCTTATGCACCTTGAGGTCAAGTTGCAGAACGCCGCACCCAAGAGTTTTGTACAGATTCTCGCAGTGGATTCTACCCCTCGCCCCTGTGGCTATAATCCCCGCTCTCGGCTCACCGCGTTTTGTAATCGTTATGTAACCGTCAGCGTCAATGAAGCCGGCAGTGTAAGCCCACGGGTCTTTGACAAGAATAGTACCATCATTCTGTATTAGCGACCACGAACCTTTGCTCGCTTTCACTATGTCAAAATCACCCCCGTATGTTTTCAGCAACGCGCCAAGCCGTGAAGGTGTCAAATTGCGCTCTTCCATAGACTCGCAAAGAGTGCGGGTAGTCAAGACGCCGCGCTCGGTGAGAGAATTAACCGCCTTAGTCAGCCAAATGGCTTCCTGTTTATTGAGATTGTCAGTTTGGTGCAGTGTATTTTTCCACTGCTTGCGGGCGTCCTTGCGCAGTTGCGTAGCCTCAAGCCACTCGGATTGCTCAACTGACCCCCATTCCTCTTCATGTTTGGACAACCGTTCAATCGTGTCACCTGCTCTCTCCCACATAAGGCACGCCTGTCTCAGACTTATCTCACGCGGATTGGCGTGTTTGCGTAAAGCGGTAAGGTCACGGTCAGACAGCCCGAGTTCGCGCATAGCCCCTAAGTGGGTTTCAGCCCACGGAATGTTACCCAAAGTTGAATCAACCTCCATGCGCTTTACGAGGCGGACAGCCTCAATAGCGTCATCAATATCTGTCTTGAACTCTTTATGGACGCGGCGAGCGTTACGCAAATCTTTGACAATCCCTTCGGCCCCTTTACCGAAATAGGTATCAAACCACCCGTTGCCGGATGCAGGGAACGACATTTGGATTTGGTCGGTCGGAGCAGCGGTGCCGAGAGCACCGGCGGTCTCCATCAGACGCTTACGGCGCTTTTCTTCACCACGAGGGTCTGCTAACCCTTCGGGGGATTTAGGTTGAAGCGTACCATGACCACCGGTTTTGGCCGCTTCACCGTCCCCGATAGCGCCGGGCGTTACTGTGTTTTTGATAAAATCGGGATGCTGTGCCAAATCCTTGACGATAGTGAGCAGTTCGGGTGGTAGCCCCTCTACGGGCGAATCATAATCGTCACCGATTAGTGTACTGCCCCACATTAGTCAATCATCCCCGGCATTATTTCGTCCAAATCTATGAGTCGCTCTCGGAACTCCGTGGTCGCCCAATGCGCAAGCGCAAGCGCGACTACGAAGTCATCGTGCCGGCCTATAGATTCAAGTCTACCGGTGCGGGACATGCCAAACATAATCAATTCGTTTTCAGCAATATGCGTCATTTCCCGGCTGTCTTCATCAGCGTACGGCATTTTCATCTGCTCGCGCTCGTACTTCAAAACGAGACCCATAAGCATTGACTCGCGCTTGGTCTTTGAGGAGATGAAAGTCTTGATTGGTAGGTCTGTATTAGCGCGTAATTCTGTAGCGAAAACGCGCTGAAAGTGGTTAGCCTCAAGTTCAATTACTTCCGGCCGGAACTTTGAGTTAAGGCGCTGTATCTCCATAATCTGCGTACGGAAATCCATACCCTTCCTACGGATATAATGCACGATTTCAAGGATAGGCGAGTCTTCGGGTCGCCGCAGAACAACCATCACGGTATAATCCGCGCTACGCTCAGAAGAAATCGCCGGGTCCCAGCCAATAAAATACTGCGCTTCATCGTCACCTTCGGGTCGCCGGTTTATGAGACATAAGCCATTATCGCGACACGGTTGCAGAATCGCTGTCGGGAACAGGCTGCTCGCGTCATCAATCGGCTCGCACAGGTATTCACGAGTGAAGGCTACTGCCGGCATGTCCTTTCGGCGCGCATCAAGCGCTTCCAAATCCCAGCGTTCCGGCCACAGGCATTCGCCTCTCTCATTTATTGCAGGGAATGTCTCAACGAGATACCCGTCCTTACTCTCAAGTTCAGTGTAAAGGTCAGTAGGCGTGAACGGCGTCCCGACAATCATGAGTTTAGCAGTATGGTGGAGAGTGGGGACCATAACTTCGTAGAACCAAGTTGCCACTTTTTTCAATTCGGTGTCGGTTGTTCCCCACAGAATATCGTCACAAAGAATGATGTCGGGGTGAGCACCACGCACAGCACCACCGACCGACTTTGCGGTGATACGGCTACCGTTAGTGAACCCGAAGTAGGTTTTCGCCCACGCGTCTTTTGAGCGCAGGTGTCGCAGAATCGGGGTCATCTGTATCATTTCGTCTATGAATCGCATGTGGCGTATAGTTTGGTCTAACGAGTGAGAGAAAATGATAGCGTCAGTTCGCGGTTTGAATGCTACATTCCATAACAGGTATGAGAGGAACAGAACGGATTTACCGTGGTCTCGCGCCGCTTTGACACAGTATCTGTCGTGCGCGTTTAGGTTATCCACCCACTGCGCGTGATGGTGAGAAAGTTGCCACCCGAGAATATCTTGGAAAAAGAAAGTGAAATCCTTTTTGCTCATTTCCCAGTCTATCTCAAGAATTGGGTCATCAAAGTCGGGCACACAACATCACGCACCCTTGAGTAAGTAATCCCACGCGTGCGTGAATGAATCGGACGAAGTCAATAAATCGTATTCTTTGCGGGAGAGGTCACTATAACCTCTTCCTTCACTATCGTATTCGGGTGGTAATGGCGGCTCGTCTTCTTTTTTACCGGCAACCGGTGGTAGTGGTGTAGTAGCGTCAAACACATTCTGTCCTTCGGGGGGCCTGTTTTTGGCAGCCAACTGATTATACGACTTTTCACTAAAAGCAGAACTCGGTCCTTGATTGGCTGAATGGTGCTGTTCGCGACTCCACGGATTACCGGCTAACATATCATCAACGGTACCTTGTTGTTGTTGAACCTGCGCAAGTTGTTCATCACTCAAACCTTCAAGAGTAGTTGGGGAGCCTTCCGCTCGTAAATCGGGGCCTCCCGCTTCAAATCTCCTTCGTGTCGCTGGCCCCATATCTCCCATCCCTGCCGCTGCCATCCCCGCTTCGTGGGGTGATGTTTGTGCTGCTTGAGGTGGGGTCACCTTCACATCTCCTGTTGGTGCCACTGGTGGTAAAGGTGCTGGTGTAGCATCCGGTGCCACTGGTGGCAAAGGTGCTGGCGCTGGTGGTTGTTCTTCTGCTCCCGGTGACGGTGCGATTTGACCTCCTAAGTTATCCAGCAGTGGTGCTGGGGGTATTTCCGGTCGTTGCGGAACGCCGCGCGGAGCACCGGCTCCAGTACCGTGCCCACCACCAATTGCTGCGATTTCGTCTGCTAAAGTTTTCTGTTGACCTTGTAATTCTTCTCTTCGGTCTTTGTCTCTTTCCTGTTGGATTTCCTCGGCAGTAGCATGACCACCTTGAATCTGTGCTCTATCTGACATGGTTTGGCTCGCTTTTTTCCGCGCGTTACCGAAAGCGTCCCACACGCCAGTTAAACCTCGCCCCATGCTACCACCCATCTCGTCAATGTATGTGCCTGCACCAGCGAAGCCTCTCGCGGTTTTGCGCCCGAGATTCTTTGCTCCACCCCACGCGTCTTTTGCTTTGTCTCCGGCCCATGTACCGAATCGGCCGAGTGCTCGCCCCATTCGTTGTCCTACGCCGTCTTGAGGCTCGCCGTATTGCTCGTTGACCCAATCGTGATATTCTTGAGGGCCGTGCCCTCCTTTTACATTCGCTTGATGAAATTGTTGCGTACCCGGCCCTGTTTCCCAACCCGGTCCTTGCACTTCGGTCCTTGTTCCCCACGGTTTGAACCTTGAAGCCAAACTGGGGGTCATTCGGGTCTGAACTCCCTGCGGTTGATTTGTGAATGTGTTTTGAGGTTGCTGCAAACCTTGCTGTAACTGCGCATCGGCTCTCGCCGAAGGATGCTGCCACGGCTCCTGTCCTTGCTGACCTTGCTGGTCTTGACCATCAAACTGACCCCATCCCGGCACCGGTTGACCACCGGCACCGAACGGGAGTTCTTTCAATAAAGAATCGCCAACCCAAACCCAGCGCTCAACTTCTGACGGGAAATTGCACTTGTACATCACTTGAGCGACCGCTTCGGCCTCCTCTTCGTATATCATTAATACATCAAGTTCGGATTTGAGAATGGCCCACTCGTTCACGAGAACACCACCTTCACCGCGCCGACCACAGAGGGGGTTACTTGAAATGTTTTCGCTACGCGTTCCCAGTCTCCACCGGCGGAATATAGCGCGATAACATCATTTGAAGTTAAATTGAGGCGATTAGCGACCAAATTAACATCTGACAAGTTTTCCACGCTCAAATCGCGCTTTGTGGGCAAATGTTTGCGGATTTCCGCGTCTTTACGCGCTGAGGCGAGTTGTACCTCTTCCATAGCGAGTAAGATGCGCATTGTTGGGTCATCCGAACGAGTGAAAGTTGAGGCCATCCTACTTTGCATTGGGAGCCGCATACCGGCCATTTGGTCTACAGGGGGCGGCATACCGGCCATTTCCCCCATAGGGGGTTCTCGTGCTGGCGGACCCGGTAGCGGGGCTGGTTCGTGGGGCTTAACTGGGCTTAGTTCGGAAAAATGAGACGGACCTTCCGAAATCGCAGGCATTTGGGGTGTAGCAGCCGATTGATGGGCCTGTTCGGGTATAGCCGCACCCCAATCACGCGCTCCACCGCTACCGCCTCTCTCTTGAGCGACCATAGGGGCGATACGCTGCCATCCTTCAACCACACCGGGTGCAACTTTGTCCCAAGACCCGAAATCAGACAAGTCATCACCGATTTCGCCAGCGAGGTCTATCATCGCTGCAAGATTCACCGATGCTTTGGCCGCACGACCAGTCCAGCCGGTCGGTCGCGGGATATGCGACTGTATTCGTGTAAATAGGTCAGCATTCTCTCCTTCTATGTCAAGACGCTTTTCTAATTCATTCATTAACCGCTCAAGTTTGCCACCAGTGCGTTTTCCGCCTGCAAGTAGTTGCCCAATACCCGATTTGCTCATCGCGTTGAGTAATTCGGGGTCCTTTATCCCATACTTGCTCAATGTCGCGGCTACTTTTTTGGGTTCCGCTCCACCTGTCCCTGTTGTCTCAAAGAACGCTGCGGGCAACTTAGGTTTGCCCCCATCACCGAACATAATTTTGACAGGGTCGGCTGAATCTAATTGGCGCGTCTGATTCTGAGTAGCCTGTACCGCACGCGGTACTTGTGCGCCGGGACCTGCACCAAACGATGTATGACGATAGACTTGACCGTTCGTCATACTACCGGGTTCAATATGCGAGCCGCGAATCGCGCCCGAATCTAATCCGGCCGCCTTTTCCGCTTCTTGGATTTCACGATACGCATGAACCGCGCCCGATTCAGCGAACTGACCGAGGTCGCCTTGTGGCGCGGCAGACCCCCAAAAATTAATGTGCTGCCCATCGGGGGTAGTAGTTCTTCGCTCATGAGTATCTAACCGCGAATGCTGATATTCGGGAGACGCGTGAGAAGTAGCATAAATTGGATTCATTTCACCGGTTTCTTCATGAAATGCTCGTTGTAGATGATGCGCGGAGTCATGATGGTTACCATTAAAACCAGCATGACCTTGATTGATAATTTTCTTAGCGGTCATAAGTGGGTCCATCAATTTGTAACCGTTTTTGATATACCCGCGTGCCATTTTTTCCGCGAGAGCCTCCAACGGCCACTTGTGTTCTATATCATCACGCACAGTGCCGGTAGTCGGGTCGTGAAAGAACGGGTTGTAATCCACACCGGGCGGCGCCATATTCTCCCCGGACAAAAAATGCTGACTGCCATCGGGCAAAGTTGTAACCACACCTTTACCTTTGAGCAAAGAGTTTGAGTCTCTTACGAGAATACTCATGGTTGTCCTCTCCGCCCGATATACAACCCGTAAGGGTGCGTGCCCCAGTCTTGAGGAGCGCCCCAGTCATCATCAACCTCAGTTGCCCCTGTTGGGGCGGAAGTTTGTTTGCGGTGAGCGTTAGGTGACGGTTTCTCGCCGTCTTCACCTTCACCGTCATATCCTTTCTTGAGACCGGCGAGCAGACGCTTGACTTCGCGTAGCATATTCTTGAACTCAGCGACATCAGCCTGTCTCAATTTCGCTTTTGGGAACCCAAACTTGAGTAAGAGGTCGCTTATCTCCATCACATCTTCGCTCATAGCGAGAGCGGACGCGGGTCCTGTACCGAATCCAGCACCCTTCGGGGTTGAAGGTTGCTTTGGTTGAGTAATTCTCTTCGGGCCAGCAGTAGCGGGCCTGTGTTGTTGAGTCACCTTTGGTTGTCCTATACGCTTTCGTGATGAATGCGATATTGTTTCAGTTGGAGGGACATAACCTAATTTTGGGTTTTGGGCAAAAGATGCTTGCCCGGACAATTTCTGTTCAGCCTGCCGTGGGTCGGGATTAGAAGAGTGAGGGTGACTGGGTCCGCGATATAGCGGTGAGAGCGCTCTTCTCGCGGTTTGTTGTCGTGGATTAAAATGAACTCGTTGCTTAGAGTGACCTAAGTCACGCTGACGACCGGGGTCTCGGGCAGTCATCCGCGCTTGTTTCTTACCACGCCGATTTATAAAAGTCTCAACTGTTTTGCCTTTTCTGTGACGAGCGGCTTTCTCTCCTCGCGCTTTGGCTCTCACACTTTCTAT